GAACATTCCAAGCTTATGATCCTGATGAAAAAACTATTTTTACATGGATAACTGTTGCAGGGCATAAAATTTGTGGCGATTGTTCGCCGAGAGGAGGGCAAAAAGCAACATTAGCAGAGTGGGAAGAGCAAGGTATGCCAGCAACAGGCTGGAGCGTTTGCGGTGGTTATTGCTATTGTATTCTTGATCCTAGTGGTAAGCTTAGCCCAAGAATAGAATTTCAAGAAGTTCAAGAAAAAGGCGCAACAATTAGGCCTAAGCCTACACCTCCAGCTGCTCCACTACCTAAGCCAACTCCCTTGCCAAATCCAGTAACTCAATCAAAAGGACTTCAAAAGAGTGGATTAAGATCAAAAAATTTATCAACGCAACAAAGATTAGAAAATTTATTAAGAGATGATGCTCTTCCTCCTCATTTAAAAAAACATTTTACTGGAAAGCCTACTACATTTGGAGGAAGGATTATTGATAAATATGGTAAAATAAATTTTAAAGGAGTTAGTAAAGCTAATTTAGAAATTATTACTGATGCCCTTGAAGATACTTTAGGTCGATACAACATAAAAGTAAATCATTTAGGATTATTTAATAGAAAAATGAAGGCAAGAAATGCAAATGCAGCTGCGTGGGGAAGAGGGGAAAAAAGAAATAATTTTATATTAGGGTGGAAAAGAGATTATGTTACAAATAGGATGAAAAATCGCGATATAAAACGTAGAAACTGGAAATTTAAAAGAGATCAACTTATAACTAATATGGAATTAACACTAAAAAGAATAGAAGAAGGTGTAAAAAATAAAACAATTTTTGGTGCTGAAAAAAGAATAAAAGAAATAAAAGAGCAAATAAAATTATATAAAAATCCAAATTTTAATAAATGGAGCATTTCTTCAGTAGCAGATGATTCTTTATACGCTACAACAAAGCATGAGTCTTGGCATCAAATAGATTATCAATTAGGGAAAGAACCTTTGACTGGCTTTCACGACGAGACAGCAGGAGGATTGTTTGGCACTAAATTAAAACAAAACGGAGTTACTCGAAATGATTGGTATTTAGTAAGTGAATATGCTGGCCATAATCACGCTGAATTGTGGGCGGAAACTGGAACAGCATTAGACTTAGGTTTTTATGTTCCTGAGTCTATAAAAAAAGCTTTTATCGCCACTATTGAGGAGGTTGGTCAGACATATCCGTAATTATATCTTCATCTCCAAAATCATTAATAAAATTTTCGTCTTTTTCCCAAAAAACACCATTATCATCAGGATGCTTGAGGCGATGATCAAATAGCCCTGTAAAAATTTCGCTTGGAATTGTTTTTCCTGATTCTGAGGGAAATGCATTACAATGCATGCCATTTTTAAAAACACCTAGATAGTGCTTACAACTTAAACATTGAGTTGATTCCATAATTACACCTTTCTTAATTAGCGTAGAGTATAATATAATAATTATAACAAATGCAACATATAAAATAAAACTGTCCTTAAAAATAATTTTAAGGGTATATTTGAATAATTAAAATAAAGGAATTACTCAGATGAGTGAAGATACAAGTACAAATGTAGAGCAGGCCGCTCAAACTACAGAAGCAGATAGCAATGTAGATTACAAGACATTATATCATCAGGAAGTTAAGAATAGTAAATCTCAGCGTGGAAGAAAACAAGAGCTTGAGTCAAAAATGGAGCAACTGGAATTAAAATCTGAGGAAGATCGACAAGCTAAAATGATCGCCGAAGGTAAAAAAGATGAGTTGCTGCAAGAACAATCAAGCAGATTAAAAGCCCTTGAAAAAGAGCTTGGAGCGTTTAAACAGGCTGAGGATAGTCAGAAGGCTAAGTTACTTGAGCAAATTCCTGAGGATGATAGAATGTATTATGAAAATATGAACATTGAACAACTTCAGCATTTTTTAAGTAAAAGTGCAGCGCAGCCTGTAAATCCTCCTGAGGCCGTACAAGGTAGATCAGTGGTCGATTCAAATATGAATGACTATATGAAAAAAGATACTAAGTACCAAAGGGATAATTACGCAGCTGTATTGCAAAAGTACGCAAAAAATTCTCGAAGGTAAAAACAAGGAATTTAAAAAATGGCTACACCATCAGGAACTATTTTTGACACAGGCGTAACACAGGATTTTATTCCTGAACTTTGGTCGGATATAATCTATAAGTATTTTGAAGAAAGATTAATTTTCAAAAATCTTATTGAAGATTATTCTTCACTGGTTCAGGGGCAAGGTAAAATCATTCACGTGCCTGAAATCGCTAAAATGACTGCCGCATCTTTAGTAGATGGCGCGCAGGTTAGTTATGTTGCACCAGCAGAAACGAATACTCAGCTCACAGTAAATCAGCATTACTATGCTGCAAAGCTCTTTACAGATGTTTTGCAAGTTCAAAGTAATTATGATCTTATCAACTCTTATAGTAAGGCTATGGCTTATGCTCTAGCTAAGCAAGTTGATGCATCTATTGCTGCTGAATTGATTACTGTAAATCAAGGGGCAACCTTAACAACAGATGATCAGATCACAGCTGCTGAGTTTGAAGCTGCTCTTGCTAACATGGGTGAGAATGACATTGATTATACTTCAGGAGAAGTTTACTTTGTTGTTAATCCAACTCTTTATGCTGATATGCTTAATCCAGCTGGCACTTTTGGCGCAAATTTTATGCGCGCTGATATTGCTGGCTTTAACGCTGATAATAGCCCTCTATTGAGCGGTCAAGTTGGTGTTTTAATGGGTATGCCAGTATTCATGAGCAACAGTTTAGCTACAGCTGGAACTGCTGTAAGTGGTGTAATTTTCCACAAATCAGCATGCGCTATAGCAGTGCAGCAATCCATAGATATAAAAGAGCAGTACGATATTGATGTTTTAGGATCAAAAGTCGTAGCTCACACGCTATGGGGCGTAAAAAAGCTTGATGATTCTGATAATATCAGAGGTTACAAGTTTACTAACGCTAGCTAATAACAACTCTATCCAAAAAGGGCTGGCTTTTAAAAAAGTCAGCCCTTAATTTATTCTTATGAAAAAATTAACATTCCCAAATAAAGACGGCGTTATTGAACTTGATGAAAAAAGCCCATGCGGATCATACGCAATGAGCGTTTTATTAAACAATGGCGCAGTAGAATCAAAAGCAAAAAGCAAACCTAAGAAAGCCAGTAAAGCTAAAAAGAAGTAATGCCTTATAGTAAGTAGCATATTTCAATAAAAGGCCTGTTCATGCACAGCCAAGTGCTTTAATGGCAACCATAAAATAAGGTGATAAAATGGCAATCAATCAATTTGGTACAAATGAAGCTCTAAATGTTCAACTAGGGCAAGCTGGAAGCGTTTATGAAAGCGGAACAACAGCAGTATCAGCTCCCACAGGAAAAAAAATTATAGCAATCATGGCCGTAGCAGATGCAGTTTTTGCTACCTTAACGCCTGAAAGTAATATCTACTTTGGTAGAACTGGAACAGCATCAGAATATAATGGAGATGCTTTTTCTGATACGTTTAAACAAGGTGATTGGATATACGGCAGGTGGTCTAATTTCACACTAAGCAGCGGTAAAATCGTTGCATATTTCGGTTAGGAGATAGTATGGCAGACCTACATAAAAGATCGGTACAGGAAGCAGCTAATTTAAGCGTTGGAGGCGGTTGGTCAGTAGCCACTGTTGCTACCCACGGAGGAACTTCAAACACCGATACAATTCATTTTAGTTTAGATGAAAATGCGGCTCAAATAGGAGTTTATAGCGCTGTTGAATTATATTTTAATTTTGCTACTGCTGCAACAGATGTAACAGTTGGCAATGATATGATCTTACCAGCTAGTACGCTGGTTTTTATTGCAGTTCCTCGCGGATTAGGATCAACAGTTGTATTTAATCATTTAGGAAAAGGAGCAGCTGGCGCTGTTCGTATAGTGGAGATATAATATGCTTATAGGCGTACAAGGACAACAATTAGCGGCAAATTTAAGCGCAGGCGGCACTGTAAAAGGTGATCTTGTAGTTGAGGGCGATTTCAAAGTTGAAGGTGCTGGTAGTTTTGCTTATGATGAAATTGTTGAGGGTACATTACAAATTACTGGTTCTAACACATACATAGATGTTTTAGATACAGATAGTAATTTAAAAGTAAGTATTAGGGGTGGCGATACTGTTGGTGCTATTGGTACATATTCAAATCATCCATTAAGTATTAGAACAAACTCAACAGAAGCAATACGTATTACTAATGCAGGACTGATCGGCATATCAACAGCCTCACCCACAGAAAAGCTCCATGTAGCTGGTAATATTTTATTGCCATTAAATACTAGTGATACTAGTCACAAATTAAAATTAACTGCTACAACATCTGCTGAAATATATGCAACTGGTTATGGAGATTTAAATTTAATTGGTGGATTAAGCAATTATATTAGAAGTGCAAATGGCACAACTTTTAAAAGTGCTTCAAGTGGTGGCAGAGAAGTATATATAAAACATCAATCAAGCACTTCATCACAACTACTAACTTCTAATTTAAGTAATTTTTCTATTTATAGTGGTACTAGTGGTCACTTTGGATTTAACACAACTGGAAGTAGTTTCACTTATAATGCTATTTCAAATGTACACACTGATAACAATACTAGTGGTGTAAAATTTAATTACAGAACTGGTGGCACTGATACCGAGGCAATGAGAATTGATTCATCAGGGCGCGTTGGCATCGGAACAGCCTCGGCTAGTGCAAAGCTCGAAATTAATGGTGGCGGTTATAGTGATTCTTTAATAATTAAAGGTAGTGCTTCTAATTCAGGAATTGTACTTAAAGATAGTGGTGGTAATACTGATGGTTTTGTTTACGCTGATACTAGTAATGTAGGATTTTTAGATGCTAGTGGAAATTGGGCAATAAGGGCAAGTACTAACACAGATGCTCGTCTTTATGTAGGTGGTACTATGAGGTTTATAGTAGATGGAAACTCTCGCATTAGTCTTAGTAATAATGATGGTGGTACTTCAAATACAGTATTTGGTAAAGGTGCTGGATTAGATTTAGCAAGTGGTGGAACTTTTAATGCTTTTTTTGGAGAAGATGCTGGTGCAAATGTTACAACTGGTGATTTAAACACATCGCTTGGTTACAGAGCTGATTTTTATAATGTTACTGGAAGCAATAATGTTGCTGTAGGTTATGCAACTATGAGAGGAGCTAGTGGTGAATCTCATAGTAATAATACTGCTGTAGGTTATGGTAGTATGCTTGGAACAAGCACTGGACACGATTCTGTAGCAATGGGTTATTTATCGTTGCAAGGTTCTTTTACTGGCGACAATACAGTTGCAGTTGGATATCAATCGGGTTACAGTATTACTGGCGGTAGATATAACACACTCGTGGGTTCAGATAGTGGTTATTCAATAACTGGCAATAGCCACAATACATACGTTGGTAATAATGCTGGTCATAGTGCCAATCAATCTTATAATACATACATGGGTAGTTCTACTGGTAGATACATTGGTGGCGGTGGAAACAATGTTGCAATGGGTTATGAGGCAATGAAATCAAGTGGTACTGCTAGTAATAATACATCTGCAAATTCAGTAGCAATAGGGCATCAAGCATTAACTGCAATCACAACTGGTGATAATAACACTGTAGTAGGTACAAATGCTGGAGATGCTTTGACAACTGGAAGTTCTAATGTGGCAATCGGTTTAAATGCTTTAGGAGCTGAAATTACAGCATCTTCTACAGTCGCAGTAGGTAAAGATTCTGCAAGATTTCAAGTTGCAAGTGGTGCTACTTATAGCACTTATGTAGGCGATGGTGCTGGATATCATAATGTAACTGGTAAAAACAATACTTACTTAGGTTCTCAGGCTGGAGTAGGTGCATCAGGTAGTAGTAATGATGGAAATGTTGGAGTAGGTGCTTTTTCAATGAATGCGGTAACGACTGCTCAATTAAATGTTGCAGTAGGTAAACACTCACTTGATTCTATTACATCAGGTCAAAACAATGTAGTTCTTGGAGCGAATGCTGGTTACGCACTTACTACAGATTATAATGTTGTTGCAATCGGTAAAGATGCTTACAAGACAAATGATACGACTAATGGACACGATGGTACTGCAAGTAATGGCAGTGGGAACATGGCTATTGGTTATAAGTCAATGATGGGTTTAAATGATGTTAATGCTTTTAGAAATACTATGGTTGGTTATGAAACAATGCTTGATTGCGGTTCATCTAATCCATCAGATAATACTGCGTTAGGTTTTAGAGCATTAAAAAGTCTTAATAATAATAATGCAGATAGAAATACTGCAATAGGTTCTTCATCTCTTTTTTCTCTTACTTCTGGCGGTCAAAATGTCGCTATCGGCACAAGTACATTAAGTAATTTAACAACTACAAATAATATGGTTGCGATTGGGCATAATGCTGGTTTAGCAGTTAATCACGCTGGAGCAGAAGGCGGAACTTTTGTAGGCTATGAAGCTGGTAAAGCAGTTACGAGTGGCGGTCACAATACAGCTTTAGGTTATCAAGCGTTATTGACTGTAAGTACATCAAGTTATAATACTGCTATAGGTTCTCAAGCGTTAAAGGTTGCAACTGGTTCTTTTAATTCGGCAGTTGGGTATAGGGCATTAAAATTAGTCACAACTGGTGCTAATAATGTGGCAATGGGTTATGAAAGTTTATATTCCGTCACGACATCAGATGGAAGTGTTGGATTGGGGTATAAAGCTGGATATAGTAATACTGGAGGACAAGCAGTCTTAATTGGTAGAGAGGCTGGATATAATAATACTGCTAATCAAACTATTGCTATAGGTGCATATACTTTACAAAGTCAGACAAGTGGAGAATCTAATATTGGCATTGGTACACAAGCTGGTAGATATAATGCTACTGGCGGAGGAAATGTTTACATCGGATATTATAGTGGTAAAGGGGTAAGCGGTAATAATAACAGTCACAATACTGGATTAGGATTTAATGCACTTGAAGGAGTCACCACGGGCTCCGATAATACAGCGGTCGGATACCAATCTTTACATAATAATACTTCGGGTGTAAATACCGCAATAGGCTCAACATCATTAAAAGAAATAACAACTGGAAGTCAAAATACAGCGATAGGTCAAAATGCTTTAACTGCCGTTACTGTCGCAAGTAGAAATACAGCAATCGGTACTGGGGCTATGGCATCTATTCCAGCTGGTGTGGCAATAGTAAATAATGTAGCGATTGGTAATAGTGCAATGAACGGCTCAAGCTCTACAACTGGGAATACATATAATAATGTTAGTATTGGCTATCAAAGTATGTATTCAGCGTTATCAGCTATCAACAATGTAATGGTGGGAAATGTAGCTGGAACTAGTATTACAAATGGCTATCAAAATGTAGGAGTAGGATCAAACGCTCTTAATGATATAACTACTGGAAATAATAATGTAGCGATTGGTACTTACGCTTTAGATACTTTAACAACTACAAGCAATACAGTTGCAGTTGGTCATTCTGCTCTTACTGCCCTTACTTCAGGTACTTCAAATACAGCAATCGGATATCAGGCTGGAAAGGCTCAAACTACTGCATCAAATTGTTTATGGATTGGGTATAACGCTGGTCAAGAACATGTTACTGGCGATTATAATACTGCTATTGGTACTAATGCAATGTACGATTCAAATGCTGTAGCTGGTTATCATAACACATTTTTAGGAGCAAACTCAGGCGCTGGTGGATGGACAACTTCTGCCCCTACTTATAATGTTGGAATTGGAAACTTTACATTAGATGGTGCAATGAATGGAGCTTCATCAAATACTGCTGTGGGGTATTCAAGTTTAAGTGCACTAACAACTGGTAGCTCAAATGTTGCTTTAGGATATGGAGCATTGCAAGACTTGGTAGATGGTGGAAGCAATATTGGAATTGGATATAGGGCTGGTTACGAATCAACATCCGCATCTAATAATGTTTATGTTGGTATGGATTCGGGTAGAGAAACCACAACTGGCGGTAAAAATATAGGCATAGGAACTTATGCGTTAGTTAGTGCAACTACTGCTTTAGACAATGTCGCAATCGGCTATCAATCAATGGCAAATGTTCCATCAGGTCAAGCAGTTCAAAATTGTGTGGCTATTGGTAAAGAAGCTCTTGAAGGAGCAAGTGGAACTACAACTGGAATAAATGGAACAATAGCAATCGGATATCAAGCCCTTACTGCTCTTACGAGTGGAGCTGGTAATACTGCAATGGGCTACGAAGCATTGAAATCTCAAACCACAACTAGTGACAACACTGCTTTAGGCTATAAGGCTGGTCACAGTATAACAACTTCAGATGGTTCAACCGCTATAGGTTCTTATGCTCTAGGCGGAGGTACGAGTAATGCATTAACTGGAAATAGTAATACTGCCATTGGTAGATATGCATTATCAAAAATTTATGATGCAGCGACAGCAAATATTGCTATTGGAAATCAAACTTTAGAAGACCTTACTACTGCGGGTTACAATACTGCTCTTGGTACTTATGCTGGAAAAGATATAACGACTGGAGCAGGAAATACTTATTTTGGATATTATGCTACAGCATCAGCCGTAGATGTAGCCGATGAAATAGTATTAAAAGCTGGTATTGATGCTTTAGCTGGTGGTGGAACAGAAACAATTAGAATAGGCGTTGATTCAGATTTTATTACTAATGATTTCGGAGAAAATGCTACTTGGACACACTCTTCTGATAAAAGAATTAAAAAAGATATAGAAGATTCTGCATTAGGTCTTGATTTTATTAATGATTTAAGACCAGTAACATTTAAAAAGAAAGCACCAAGTGAGTATCCTCAAGAGTTTGAGCAATACAATGCCAATACTACAGAGCGTAAAAATCCCGATAGAAAACATTATGGATTTATCGCTCAAGAAGTTAAAGAAGCAATGGATAATGCTGGTCATTCTGAATTTCCAGTTTGGAAAGAAAACAGAGATGGTATGCAAGAACTTGGTGAGACAGAATTAATTACACCATTAATTAAAGCAGTTCAAGAGTTATCTGCCGAAGTAAAACAACTCAAAAGACAATTAGAGGACAAATAATGAAAAACTATAAAGCCCTTAAAGGGAAATCAAAGGTTGCTGTAAAAAAAGTAAAAGTAGTAGATCAGAAAGCAGTTAAAGAAATCACAGATGAGTCAGGGGCTATTGTTAGAGCTGCTGCTGCTGAGCAAAGCCATGAAGAATTGCAAGTAGTATCAAAAGTATTTGATTCTGCAACTGGCGAAGCTATGGCTGATCGCGTTCAATCTATGAGCGTTTCTGAGCTTGAATCGCAAGTTTCAAGTTTAAAAACTCAAAAAGCAAACGAGGCTAAGCGCATTGATGATGAAGTTGCTGATCTTGAAGAGCTGGTTGCTGATTTAAAGAAATTATAATAATAACAATCCTATGGAGGGAATATGAGTCAAGATAAAAAAGTGCAAGAAGAAGAACAAAAGCGTTCATATACTTGGAGAAGCGAAAAAGGGGAAGAGATCACAAAATCTATTGATGATCTTAAACCTGATGAAGTTTCTGCGTTAGAGCGTTTAAACAACTTAAATATGAATATTGTAAGGCTGAACGCAGAATTAAGTGATCTTTCTATTCTTGCTGAGCATTATGGTAAAATTGCAGAAAAGGCTTTCTTAGAAGAAGAGGAATAATGCTAGTTAGGAGATCATCAAAAGGCAAAAAGATTTATATCTTTAAGCCAAGAACAAAAGAGAATATTACTTACAAGTTTAGTGATAGCGAAGTTGTTTCTTTTGATGCTCAGAACAAAGCTTTTGTTGTTACAAGTGAGGGAGCGGTAATTAAAAGAACTAATTCTTGGATTACCGCTCAAACTACTTATGACAGCGAATGTAAAAAGCATTATAGTGACACTACTGGAAAAATTAAAGTAGGAGTGCATACGCTTGTAAATGGCGTTGCAACTAAATTATAATGTTTATTGCTGTTGATCCTAAAAATTACATTTCAATACTACATCAAAACAGGCATTCCATATTTCCGATAGAAGAAGGAACTATTTTAGCTATATTAAATGATTATAAGTATGTAGATGCTGAATGCGTTATATTAGATAATACAAATAGATTTGATGTCGGGTTTTGGTATGGTCTTGCTTTAGCCTATGGGTGGCAGATTGATATTATTAATTCTAAAACTTGGATGGATTATTTTGGGCTATACCCTGAAAACAAAAAAGAAAGGATCAAACACTGGATGAGTATTGCAAGACTTAGATACCCTATGATGAAAGTGGATGAAACTAATTTTGAAGTGATTTTAAGCGCATGCTATTTGCATGATAAATTTAAAGCAGAACTAAACGCGAGTTTCGCATGAACAAATTTGATGATTTTATAGAACCATTAATTGAGCGCGAAGGCGGAGAAAAGATCATTGTTGATACTGGCGGTACGACAAAGTATGGCATCAGTGAAAAAGGCACAGGCCTTTCACCTGATGAGATCAAAAGCCTTACCAAGAGGCAAGCTATTGAAATCTACCGCAAACATTATTATATACCATCAAAGTCTGATAGGCTGCCTGAGCATTTACAGGAAGCGTTTTTTGATAGCGTAGTAAATCAGGGAATTTCAAGAGCTACAAAAATTTTACAAGCAGCAGCAAACCATAAAAACAGCAAAGGCTCTAAAATAGCTGTAGATGGGCGCATAGGCAATCAGACGTTAAAAGCTGTACAAAATTTAGAAAGTGAGCGTTTTAGGGCATTTAGAGTGCTTCATTACGCACAAATAACATTAAAGCGCCCTGATAAATACGAAAAGTACTATTATGGTTGGTTTAGAAGGGCTTTATCGCTGTAATGGATCAGGAATTTAAAAGCGTAGTGAAAGAAGTATTGGCAACACATACAACAAAATTAGAAAATATTGAAATGCAACTTAAAAGCATTGATAGTAGTTTAAAGTATAACATGGAGCGTTTAAACAGAGTAGAAACAGATCAAGCTTTTATGAAAGGCATGGGCGTTTTTATTGGCTCTATACTTAGTATTTTTATTGGATTAGTAGCATACATAGGAGGTTAAATATGGTTGAGTATTTTGCAGATTATTTTAGTTGGAGTAACTTTTTTTATTTAGTTGGAATAATATTAGCTGGCTATGCAGCAGCAATTACCAGTGCAAACAGAAATATTTTTATACAGATTCAGGAGCTTATTGCTTGCTTAGAGCGTGTCAATAAAGATAAAAAAGTCACAGCAGCAGAGAAAAAAGAAGTCATGAAAGAGGCGCTTGATATTGCAAAGGCTGTGATCCAGTCAAAATTTAGTTTTAAAGCTTTATCTCTTTGGAGGAAAAAATAAATGGCAATTACCTCTAGCATAGCATATTGTTCAGAGAGGGATTTATTCGATGTCTATCCACAGGTAAAATCCGCAGATACAAAGACTAGGATTTTTGGCTGGGTAGTTCATAGCTCAAATTTATATAGAGCAGATAACACTGGTTTAATAACGCAATTGTTCGCGAATGGAAAAGACTTAGGCTCAGCGCAGGCAAATAGCGGAGCAGTTAGTTCTAATGATCAATGGTTTTATGAATCGTCATTAGATGCTGTATATTATTATAATAGCGCTGCTAGCCCAAATGATATTATTATGGAGGCTGGCGAGGATTTCGCTACATTAACACAGAGATACAGAGAAAATGCCAGTCGGCATTTAGAATCGTTATTAGATAGCAGACTTGCAGCAGAAATCGCAAAAGATCGCGAAGGCAGCTATCCGTACATAATTAAAAGGATCACAGCTTTAATCGCTATTTCGCAGCTTTTAAAGGGAGACGATCCAGCAAGTGAGGTTGCTGATGCTTTTATGGAAGAGGCTACAGAATATATTACAGGTTTAAGGACTGGAGATATTAAGCTTCCTCATCAAGTTACTGGAGATAGTGCTTATGGTTTTATTCGAGATGTTGTCTATACATCAGGTAAGGTTAGACCTGTTCAGACTCGCGGTGTATATCAAGGCACTTACGATCTGTTAAAAGTTGTAATTACGACAGCTGGAGCTATAGGCTCAGGAAAATATTCAGTGTATGAGAAATCAAGCTCTGATTTAAAAGCTGCTTTAGTTGTAGATGGTGAAACAATAAACGGAGATTTTCAACAATGTGCTGGAGGTCTTGAAATACGTTTTGCAGGTGGAACAGATTCATCCACAGCAGCTATAAACGATGAGTGGGAAATAGAAGTGCATGGAATTGGCGAGGATATTAGATCAGGTAAGACTGGCAATATTATTATGTCAAGAGGTGCTTCTCATGTTCCGTATAATCGTTTTAAAGGTGGTTTTTTAAGAACAGGCAGTAGAAAGATCAGGTTTTAATGGCTTTAGTAAAAGATACAAGCTATAGCAATATATTTTATGATAATGTTTTATCAAAACTTAGGTCTATTATTACCACTGATAGAGCTTGCAGCGTATATATTGCGCCAGCATATCAAGATCAAGGTTCTTTTTCTATTCGCTTATGGGGATCAAGCTCGGAAACAGATGCTCTGCATGCTAGTGAGTGGCGTAAAGTTTATAATGTTGAAGTTGTTATTTATGCGATAGGAGAAGATAGAGATGAGAAGTTTTATGAACAGCTTTATAGTGATTCTGAAAGACTTTATCAACTACTTTTTAATAATAAACACATAACTTCAGGCGATTTTGCATGGTATGATGGTCAAGTTGGCGATGTTACTTTTGACGATTTTATAGAGGGGGAAGAAGAAATTGATAACCTCCATTTAGCAAGATTTTCATTTTCATGTAGAATTACAAGAGCAGATTAAATAAATTAGGAGCTAATATGAGCAAAAAAATTAAAGCAGTTAAGAATTATAAAGCGGAAAAAGGTTTTAAAGATATGATATCTAATCCTAATCCGCATTTAAGTAATAAGCAAATCGAAAAACTTTTTAAGGGGGAGTCAGTTGAGTTAAATAACGTAGCTGATGAGTTTTTAGATTATTTAGTAAGCAATAAACTAATAAAAGAGGTTTAAGATATGGCACAAAATTATAGCGGTAAGCAGTATGAGCTAGTAATAGCAAAGCAAGATCAAAGCGTGGTAGCTGTTGGGACAGCAACAACAACAAATTGCATGGCAAGTGGAACAAATATGTTTTATCGTGTTGATTCTGTTGGAGATTTTGACTATTCAGGTGGTTTCACTACATCGGAAGTTACAAGAGGCTCAAGAAGAGTTTATCAGTCAGAGGATTTAATCCAACATTATGGATCAGGTTCATGGACTTTTGACTTTGATTATTTAGTAGAAAATGAAGTAGCAATACAAAATTTACTATCATTAATTTATCAAGGAGACACAGTTACAACAGCTTTAACAATCCCAGCTAATGCAGGCTTTGAGGATTTATCTCATGGCGTTGCTGGAGATACAGACATGACAGCGGTTGTTTTATTAGTCGCGCCTACTGCTCCAGCTGGATTAGAAGATGAAGATAAAAGAATGCATTCTGCTGTATTGCAAGAGCTTACCTTGTCAATGGATAGTGGAACAGATGCAGGAAGATTAAGAGCTTCAGGGCAATTTATGTCAGGTTACAAGCCTGTAATTGAAAATAGTGGCCTTACTGGAGCATCTACGACTTCGACTTATAAAAAATCAATTTATGATTTAGCTACTTTAACTATAGGTGGAACGGCTTGCACTTTACAATCTTTTGAAATTACTATTTCAAATCCTGCAACTAGGGTTGGTTTTCAAGGTGCAGCTGGAGAAACTGATGGCTATGTTAGAGGTGGCGAAATATCTTTAACTGGAACAATGACAGTTAAATATAATGGTGCTATGGCTGATAAGCTTGATACTTGGATTGCTGGAACTTTGCAAGCTTTAGTATTTGAAGATGATGCAAACTTTAGTTTTAGCATACCAGCTGCAAGGCTACAAGGTCACAATGTTGATTACTCTTCAGATGGCATGTTCGTTGAAATACCATTTAAGGGTACAAGCGGAGCAGATGGAGCTGCTAATCTTTGCGTAATTAAAATGACTTAATACTTTACTATAGGAGGGTAATATTATGGTAGAAAAAAAGCTCAATTCAGGGCGTAAAGTTCTTATAAAAGAAATGTCTATTGACCAAATAGACGAATGTACAGATATTCCTGAAGTTATTTTTGCTGAGGGATCAGTAAAAACTATTAAAAACTCTTCAAAGGCTCGATCTCAATGGATTCGTTACGGCTTAGGCGGTGGTGATTTTAAAGATTATAAAGAGCAAAATGGAATTGTTGTTGATAGAACTATTAAAGAAATGACACTTGAAGAAAAAGATGATTTAATGCTTGCTATTCAAGATGCTCAGGTCTTGGGAAAGTAGATGGCTTATTATTAGGGATTAACGTAGCGATATCCCTGCTTGGAATACCCGATAATAAGTCGATATTTGACAACTATCCATATACAACTAAATCAGTATTGCAGGGGCAAGTAAATGTCTCATTTAAAGATTATAATGATTTAGAAGCCTACCTTTTACAAGTATATGATGAAGCCTTAGATTACAAAAACAATACTGAATCAGGCGCAATTTTAGATACTTTTGCCCAAATTCCATTTTTTTGCAACATCAATAACTTCCTTTATACTAAATTTCAGCGTGATTTGCAACGATATTCATATTCGCAAGATACAGGGACACCTCCATATCAGGGCGGTTATGGATCAACTCCTAAGCTATGGGTGCAAAAATATTCTATTATTAAGGGCGTTATAAATACGCATCAAAATCGTGAGGTAAAGAAGCGTGGCAGAAAAACTAAAACAAACCATTGAATTTCAGGCCAAAGGCATACAAAAGCTTAAAGGCCAATACAAAGATTTAGAACGTAGAACAAGAGGCTTAGAGGGCAGTACAAAAGGGGCTAGCGGTGCAATGGGCGGAATGATTGCTAAGCTTGGACTCACTACTGTTGCCTTATATGGTGCATCAAGAGCTATTTCAGCTGTTGTTAGAGTTGGAAGTACCTTTGAAAAAACAATGTCAAATGTAGCTGCAATTAGTGGAGCTACTGGATCAGAATTAAAAGCATTGCAGGAAAATGCAAAGCAATTAGGTAGCACAACTGTGTTTACTGCATCCCAAGTAGCAGAGTTACAAGTAGAATTTGCAAAACTTGGTTTTTCAAGCAGTCAAATAACAGGTGTAACAAAAGATACTTTGGCTTTAGCTTCAGCTACTGGATCAGAATTATCTACAGCAGCTGCTATTGCAGGACAAACACTTAGAGCATTTGGTTTAGATGTTGGGCAGATGTCAAGAGTAACAGACACTATGGCGCAATCATTTTCATCTTCTGCTTTAGATATGGAAAAATTTACTAATTCTATGACCTACGTTGCGCCTGTTGCTAAGTCAGTTGGTTTTAGCGTTGAAGGAACAACAGCCATATTAGGCGGATTAGCAAATGCTGGTATAAGCGGTTCAATGGCAGGAACAGCTTTAAGAACTGTATTTTTAAAATTAGCAGATGGTAACTCAGATTTATCAAAAGCGTTAGGTGGATCAGTAACTAGCGCAGATGAGTTATTGCCTGCATTAAAAAAATTAAAAGATGGCGGAGTCGATCTTACTGCAATGCTTGAATTAGTTGATAAAAGAGCAATTTCTGCATTTGATGTTTTATTAAACAATACTCAAACAGTTGCGGATTTAAAAACAGAGCTTGATAATGCAGCAGGAGCTGCTCAAGATATGGCAGAAATACAATTAGCTAATTTTGAAGGCAAGGTTACATTATTAAATAGCGCAATGGAAGGGCTTGGCATAACTCTATTTAGCTTTGTTAATGAGCCATTAACTGATTTAGTTGAGGGTTTTACTGATTTTATAAACAACATTGATGAGCAAAAAATTAATAAGTTTGCATCTGCTGTAGGTGGTCTATCTATTGCGATTGGAGGTTATAACGCTGCTGTACTATTAGCAAAAACAAGAACAATAAATTTTCAACTCGCTTTAGCAAGGACAGGCTGGGGAGCATTAATAGTTGGTGCTGGACTTGCTATAGGTAAAATTCTTGAAGTATCTGATGCTTTTGGCATAATGGAAGAAGAAGCGGTTGATGCTAAAAAAGCTATAGATAGTCTTGAAGAATCAACTATGAAAGCATTTAAAGATGATTACGCATCTAAGCAAGCAGAATTAGCAGAAAAATACGAACAAGGAGCTAAGGGAGCAGAAAAATATGCACTTGGCTTACAAGTAATAGCAATGGCATCAAGTCAAAACATGGCTGTTGAAAAAAATAGGATTGCCTTACAAGATACTATTAACGCTATGGTTGAAAAAGGTTATTTAAAGCTAAAAGAAGTAAAAGATAAAGAAGTAGAGCTTACAAAATCAGAGCAGGCAACTTATAAATCATATCAAAAAGAAAGAAAAACTTTATTTCAAGAAGGCACTCAAGATCAATTAGATGCCTTAATAGATCAAACTAATAAACTAACAGAGATTTATGAAAAACAAGGCAAAGATGTTAATGAGGTTGTAGAGTTTTATGACAAAAAAAGAGCTGAAATATTACAATCAGAAAAAGCAGTAACTTTTGCAGATGATTTTAATCAAGCTGAATTAGCTATTTATCAGCAGTATTTAAGTCAAAAGCAAAGCATAACTACATTATCTCGCTCAGAAGAAGAATCAGCGTTAGATGCACAGCACACAAAATTAAAAGAAATGCTTAGCGGTCAAGGTGATGAGTTAATAGCATTAGAAAAATTTGTTGCTGATTCAAAAGAGGCTATTGCATTAAAACATCATAATAATATGATGGGTGTTTATTCTCAACTTGCTTCAGGCTTTGGTGCATTTTTAGGAGAATTTGCAGGCGGTCAAAAAGCATCTGCAAGATTAGCTCAAGTCTCTGCTACCATTGACACCTTAGCAGCTGCAAATACAGCTTTAAAGACAGTTCAGCCATATCCTTTAAATATAGCAGCCGCAGCTGCTATTTATGCAAAAGGTATTGCAAATGTTCATCAAATAAGTAAAAGCATTGGAGAGTTTAAAAACGCAGAAACTGGTTATAGTGGTGTAGTAGATAAACCTACTATGTTTATGACTGGAGAAAATAACAAGGCAGAGCAAGTAAGTATAACACCTCTTGAAAGCCCTAATATAGCAGGTGCGGAAGGCGGCGGAGGCATTACAATTAATGTTTCAGCTCCGCTAGTTGATGAAAGTATTATAGATTCAATTTTACCAGCCATAGCACGCGCTCAGCAGATGGAACTTGCATGAGCTTAGCTTTACCAACTAATTACGCTTCTGCTTCCAAATCAGGCAATATTCAAGAGAATTGGATAGTTAGGCTTTATTATGATAATGAAGGCGCAAATGATTATACAGCTATTTCTTTAAATGATACTGTTGTTGAAGATGTTTTTTATCATGGAGTCATATCAAATGAACCTAAGATCAGAACAAATGTTAATGTTTTTGAATCTAAGGCAAGCACATCTCAAATATCATTGACTATTATTAATTTTAATTATAAGGGTGTAAACTTTTCTGAAGAGCTTTTATATGGATCAAAGGCATACATAAATAGATCAGTAAAAATTTATTCTCAATTAAATGGATCAGCAGCAATTGCGGATTGCTTGCAATTATTTGAAGGTCGTTTTGTTGATATTTCACATGATAATGATAAAATTACATTATCGATTGTAGAGCAGCGGCCGTGGGATTTTATCGAGATTCCAAATCAAAGAACTGTTTTATCTAATAATCAATTAGGTATTCCATCTTATTTCCCTGTAGCCTATGGCGATTTTAATGCAAATGTTAGTTATCAAAATGGAGAATCGTTATGTCATGCAAATTTAAGTGGTCAAGATACTAATTTATACCCGATTCCTGTGCATACTTACGATGCAAATGAATTTTTCTGCTTAGCGGCTGAGAATGATGGTAGTAATACAGAAAACACCGCTAACAGTGTTACGCCTCATTTTTATGAGCCAAATATTGATTCTTTTATTCCTCTTTTAAATAGTAGTGGGAATACCTATATGAATAACACAGCTAGTTATCAAGGGGGGAATGTTATTAAGGCTCCTTTAACGCTATTTAGGGCTTTTAGATTTAAACCAACAGAACTTGGAGGCAGTAACAATTTTACTGAAGGGAATAATGGCTATAATGCTTTTGATACACCTTTCGGATCAGCAAGAGCAGGTTCAAATATAACAACAGTCTCAAATCATCCAGTAATAGAGCCTGATCAGCCTTTTAATCCCGATCAAGATTATACTGAGTCGGCTAATGGGTTTTATAATATGCCTAGTATTGATGGGAAAATTTTATATTTAAAAATTCTAATTACTGGGTTTGCAACAATAAGAGCGGAGGCGAGTAACGTAACAATGACGTTAAGTGTTACTGGTAATAATATGCAGGGGGATTTATCAGGTTTAACAATTGCAAATATTACTAGCCAAGCAACAAACTCAGCTACTCTTTATCATCAATCTTTTGGAGACACTGGAGCAGCTCAAACTGGTTCAGCGAGCGCTGGTACATTTACATCAGCAGACTTAGTAAATACTAATTTTTCAACACAAGATTTTAAAATTAATGCATCCTATACTTGGCAAGTGGGTAATAATACAGATAGTAAAACAGGATCAACTCAAGGCAATGCTTATGTAAGCGATATTCATTATTTAGTAAGAACTAAACTTGAATTTGACAGCACAAATATGTCAGCAAACATAGAGCGTTTAAACAAGGTTAAAATGCTTTACACAGGCGCAAATGGATTAAATAAATCTTATACTGGAGGCAGTGGAACAGCTGGCAAGGGAATTGAAGCTCATCGCGATATGCTATTCAGATATGCTGGCTTTGATGCTGCTGATTCTGCTATATATAACTGGTTACCCTCTTCGGATGGTTCGTCATTACCGAGTAGCAACTCATTAGGATTGTCTTCTGCAAGAACAGGTTGGAACATTACTTTTTGGCAATTAGAGCCAAGACCTTTAAAAGATATCTTACAGCAACTACAAAAAGAATTTTGTTTTTGGTTTAAGTGGCGTGCGGATGGATCAGCTTCTTATTGGTATGTAAAAGATTCTTATTCTTCAAGCGATGTAAGTAATACTTTTACATTAAGAGACATGCAAAACATTAAAATAAAAAATACAAGCTGGAAAGATTTAATTACTTTTTATGACGTTGAATATAAACGTCACCCAGCAAAAAACTCTAGGTATATAAAATCCTTATCCAGTCAAGACTCTACAGCTAATGTAAGATCAGCATACAACATACAAACAAAAGAAAATAAAAAAAGCGTAAAACTTGATATGAATATTAATAAAGCTGGCGCTGCTAATGTTGGCGGAGGTTCGCCAAATGATGGGTTTAGTAATTACTATTTAAATTTATCGGGTAAAGTAAGGAAAGTAATTTCTTTTAAAGCTGTTAATCCAGCTGCTGCTTACAATTTAGAAACTGGAGATATTATAAATTTTTCATCAACAGCAGGTGATATGCCTGTTAAGCCTTTTGGTCACGAATGGAATGAAAGCGGATCACAATACTATATGATTATTGATTTACAAAGATCAAGAGGTTCAATTAATATAACATGTTTGGAGGTTGGCTAAATGGCTAATGTAGAAATAAAAAATCCTAGATTTTATTGCGATGTTATCAGTTCACATATTGCGAAAGGCGTTGCTCAAAATGGTGAATTTGACGTAACTGCTACAGGCAGCGGCTTTATTGGATTGCAAAACGGAACTGAAGCAGAATTGTTTGATAACAGGCCTTTAAATCAGGTTGATTTTAATACATCAGGCGATACTGATGGGCATGTTTTAATTACAATTGATCTTCAAGCAGCAGCTCATAGAATTAATTTTATAAGCATATTAAATCATAATATGAATACAGCAAACTGCAAAGTAAAAATATTTGCAGGTAATAATAGTACCGACATTACAGCAGCTGATGGAGCTAATGCTGATCTTTCAGATGTAAACTGGGGTTCTGTTACTATAACGGAAATTGTAAATGCAGACGGCGTAGATGAAGGCGGCGATCAAAAATCAGGTATAGTCGCTCCAGCAGCCGATGGAGCAACTGTTTTTACTTTTACAAATATTAATCTTAGATATTGGGGTATTCAATTTGAAGGAACTTCAGGTACAGAAAACATAAGTCAAACCGATGGAACTTTTGATGGTACTACAGATTTAAAAATAGGATGTATTCAAATGGGCGCTTTTTATGATATGCCTCATTCACCTGATATGACATTGGCAAGATCAATTAACTTTGATCAAAATAAAATATTTAAATCGTTAGGTGGTCAAAAATATGGACTCAGTACAAATCTTGGTAAGCATGCCAGCAGCACATCTAAGTCTCCATTTTTGACTACTACTACAGCTTCTGATTCTTTTATGGGTAGAACGTCTTATGATCTAGCATTTAGCTATATTCAAGATACTGATTTACTTCCAGCAGAATACATAAATTTATCCTCTTTACATACGTCTACAGATAGAAGCTTTATTATGGATGTTTGGAATGTAACGATGGGCAATTTATTACCGTTTACTTTTTCTGTAGACAATAGCTCTGCTGGAACAAATGCTGAGTCTGAATTGATCTTTGCAAGGTTTGATTCAAGCTCTTTAAACATGAAGCAAATAGCTCACAAACTTTATAATATTAGATTAAAAATTACTGAGGAACTATAAGCCCAGCGGCGCGTTTAAACGGATTATCCCTCCGCCATTTTTACGCGCCAAAGGGCTTTATGTTAGATCAAAATTAATATAAGCTCCATAAGTACTAGGCTAGCGCATAAAGCGACCAAATACATAGCGCAAAACGCTCCTAACGTATCAAATAGTTTATCTACCCAGTTCATTATTTAACTCCTTTCAAATACTTTAAATAATTTATAAGCTCTTTATATTCTTTTTTAATATCGTTGTAATCGTTTTGATATTGTTTCAATGTATGCGACCTAACATTAGATCGCTTAACTAACTCTAAATTCTCTTTAGACTCTTCAATCAACTTATCTTCCTTAAAGATATAAATTTGATTTTTAACATCATCAATAAGATTAGATAATGAATCAAATCTAATGCTTTCATTATTTTCTATGACCGAGCAAGTAGGCGCGTTTTTTAACTTCACTATTTCTCCTCTTGAATTTGAGTTAATGATAGCAATTCATGGTTAATGCAAAGCCTGCGATAATTTAATTTATCTGCAATCTTTTCGTATTCTCCCCAAGCGTTAAAATCGCTGCACGCAAAAGCAACCTTACCACTTTGCTTAACCTGTTTAATTTTAGAGTCTAATTTTTTTAACTCTCTTTTAGCTAATTTTGTAATATGTTTCATTTTTTTCTCCTTATTTTTCAACTAATGCTATTTTTACCCATTTCTGATCTAAATCGTAATCAACAACTTTAGATTTTTGAGCATCATATTTATCAATATTATCAAATCCAAAAATATGAGCTGATGTTAAGCACATAGAAACGAAATAAGATGACTCAGGCTCACCAACTGATTTAGCCCACTCATTTTCTGCTTTTACAAAGCTTAAATACTCAGGATCACAATTTAAATATACAATACTATCTCCTTTTATTTTTGGTTTTACTGATGGCTCATTTGGCCATTTATCAACAGCTTCAAAAACATAGTTAGGAATTTTGAACTTTTTTAAATCTGAAAACATTTTTTTCTCCTTATTTTCTTTAACTAATATCATAACCTATAACAATTCTAACATATATTATATATACATGTCAAGAAATATTAAAAAATAATATAACAATTATTTTACTTGTTTTATTTGTTATATGTTTTATAGGTTGCAATATGATTATATACGAAATAATAGCAAATATCTTTATACTGGCAATATCAATAGTGCTGCTGGGCGTTGGATCATTTGTTTTTTATATTTTAATAAACGAAATACTAAGGGGTATCTATGGAAAATAAACCAGTTACAGGGTACAGGCTGCAAATTATTGGCCTTGATCCTGATTTAAGGGCTAACTTTCTTTCTTTATGTAAAAAGAATGGAATTAGTGGATCAGGATTATTGAAACAGTTTATGGCTGATTATGTAAAGCAGAATGCTTGAACCAAGTAAAAAACGAACAACAAAAGTAAAGCAATATATGGATCGCGTATGTGGATTATTGCAAAGGAACTCATCGAGAGACTTGCCAATAAAATCATATATTATACAGCGAACTTTTGATATTTCTGATATTGTAGTTCGTCAAATAATGGGTAAATTAAGAGATAAGGGGCATCCAGTGGCCAGTGGGAAATCAGGCTTTTGGTATGCTCGGAATGCAAATGATTTACAATCAACAATAGACGAATTGACTGATCGTATGAGTGTCATGAGTAGGCGAAAACAGATGCTGTTAAAAGCTCAGAACAACCTACTTGTAGAAGCTGATGGTCAATTAAAATTATTATAGGAGGGAATATGTCCACAAATAAAGAAGTTAAAGATCAGCTGAGGGCGGCAACGCCTAGTGATCGCGTTAAGTTTAGAATAGGTAGAAAATATGCTCAAAATAAAAGAGCACACATGTTGGCTTATGTAGATGCTAGGTACGTTCAAGATAGGCTTGATGATACTGTTGGCACAGAGAACTGGAGCAATAGTTTTGCTGTCATAGATAATACATTATTTTGCTCTATTACAGTTAATTTTCCTGATGGAGAATCTGTTACTAAGTCTGATTGCGGTACTGAATCAAATGTTGAAAAAGAAAAAGGTGAAGCATCTGATGCGTTTAAGCGCGCAGCTGTAATGCTTGGTATTGGAAGAGATTTATACGAAATTGCAAATAAATTTAATATGCATGCTGATTTAAATGATGCTGGCTATCCGCCAAATAATTGGTCTCCGCAAGGCTGGGGCGATCATAACCACAAAGAACAACGTCATGTTC